CGACGCAAGAAAAACCGGGGCGTCCGTTCGTCGTCGCATCGTGCTGTACCACTTCGCGACGACTTCCGAAACACTCCCCGGCGAGTACCAGAGGTTGGAGCGGGCGGGGATGCACCGGCGGCTTGCGGGCATTCGTCGCCGTCGATCACGAGGGAGCACTACCTTGACCCCACGTTGACGATGCGACGACACGGGGAGGCGATGCCGTTTCGGCTGCTGGGACTCGGGAGCGAGGCGGGGTGACGATCCAAAAAATCTTGACTCCCGAAACTCGCCCCACTATTTTGCGGGAATGAATACCACCGCGAAAAACCGTCGAGTCGTCGAAATCTCCACCACCTCGGCCACGTCCGCCACCCTGGCCGCCATGCTACTGGCAGCCGCCGCCGTCTTTGTCTCGGCGGGCTGCCAGAAAGCGGAACCGCCGAAAAAGTCCATGACGATGGCCGAACGGCTGGAAGCGGAAGCGGCGGCCGAAAAGTTGATTGAATCGAACAAAAAGAAGATTCAGGAATTCGTTGACTTGGCGAAGCGTCTCGACGACCTGCACGATTACCTAGAACGCCACCCGGAAGAAAAGGCAACGGCCGAAAAGAAGCGTCAGGAAATTTGGGAGCAGGTCAAAATTTTGGAAGACGACAACAAAGAACTCACCGCGATGATTGGCAAAATTCGGCGCGGTGAAGATGTCGACTAGGGGCCTCTCTTTCCTTTTCGGCAATCCTCACCAAAAATTCCGCCCACCGCCCCGCCATCGCCGCCGCCGAGTGATGTTCTCTCACCCATCGCGCGGCGCCTCGCCTTCTCGCCTGAATCTCCGCGCCGCCTCGGTGAACTCTCGCAACCGCCGTCGCGATTTCTCGGGGCGTCGCTTCCGATCCGATCCACTCCCCGAAGCCGTCGAACTCCGAATCAGCCAGCACTCCGACCCGCGTTGAAATGAGCGGGACAAGGGCGGCCAGGGCTTCGACGGCGGCCAAGCAATACCCCTCACTGGCCGAATTCACGACGAACGAATTAGCCGCCGCAAGCCAACTGGCCGGATTTCGAGTCGGCTGGATAAACGTGATCCGATTCATGGCACCGGCCTTGCTGGCTGCCTCTCGAATCTTCTCGGCTTCCTTTTCACCTACTTCGCCAAGCACCCCGCCGACAATCGCCAAGTGAGAGTCTGGCAAAAATTTGAGAGCGGCGGCCACGGTTGCCAGTCGTTTTTCTTGAGAGACTCGCCCCACGGAAACGATCAATTTTTGGTCGTCGGAAATCCCCGATTCTTGTCGCGCGGTGAGGAAATCAACCTGCCAACCCTGGCCGCCAAATCCGATTCTTTCAAGGTCGATCCCGTTGAGCACCACAGAAACCCGGCCTGCGTCCCTGGCTGCCTTGGGGATCGGCGGAAGGGCCGCGCGCGAAACGGCTGCCCAGTGGTCGACGGAATCCGCGGCTTCACGCATCCACCAGTTGGCGCACCCGTGGGAAACGCCGACCACGAAGGGACGTTCGTCGCCGTCGGCTGATTCGCCACCTAGTCCCCCAAGAAGCCAGCCGAGTTGAGGGAGCGACCACGCAACCAGCGCATCGGAATTCACGCCAAGCATTCGCACCACTTCGCGGCCGTCGCGGGCGGCCATGGTGGTTGAGCCATGACGCCCCGACGTGATGACGGGCGCGAACTGCTGAAGTTCGGCCAGGGTTGCGGGATTCGGCTGCGAGTCGTCGCCTTCACCGAGAATCAAGCCGACGCCCACAACGTCGATCCCCAGTTGCGGCGCCGCCCGAAACTCACGGCAAAGCGAAATCGTCCACGATTCGACGCCGCCGCACTGGAAGACGGGGAGAAGAAAGGAGACGCGAATTCGGCCAGGGTTGCGAGGTCCGCGCGCGACTTTCCGCGACGCTGGCCGAATCGCCTCCCGAGTCGCCGCCAAGAACTTCCCCACAATATCGCGCAGGTCTTCACTCTCCCTGGCCGCTTTCGATCGCTCGCATTCTTCGGCCAGCCGCTTGAGGATCGCAGACGCCGCCCGTGTCTTCGCCGCCTCGGTGAGTGAATGCCAATCGCCGGGAAGCGTCGCGAAACCGTAGAGGCTGGCCGTAACTGCCAGATCACGAATCGTACTTGTCCTATGGAGCGGGCGCGGCGGGTGCGTCAATTGAAACCTCTTGCAAATCGCTGGCAGAACTTGGCGCGGAAGATGTCGCGCCGCCCGAACTAGACCCCGTAGCGGTTGAAGAGAGCCCCAAAGCGACCGGATCAAAAACCGTATCGAGCATCACGCGCGGCCAACCGGGGATCACTTCGTGAATCGAGAAGAAAGCGTTTGTGACTCGCAGCCGGTCGTAGAGGGAGAAAATGGCGATTTTCGAACCCGCTCGAATCGGGTACGTCATCTGGACCGAGATGTTTTCGCGGGACGTGTTGATCGTCGCGCCATACTGGTTGATTTCAAGTTGAGTTGTGCGAAATGCCGTCGCGATTGAATGCGACGAACGACCGTAGACGATGCGCATGTCGACCGCCGCCGCCCCGCCTTGCTCGCCTGAGTTGCTCCAGGCGGTGGCGCTGAACGTGAGGTGGTAGACGCCGCTGGACGGAATCGTGGGGCCGAATGGCTCGGAGTCGCTCGACCAGTCGATGGCGCCACTCGCGTATGTTGTCGCCCAGCTGCTTTTTCCGGCTCCCACATTCGCCGCCGATAAGAGTGATTGGCTGGCGTCGATTTCGTCCGTCGTCAGAATTTGGCAACGGTTCCAAAATCTCGGCGCTGGCGATGTGTTGGCGCGAACGTAAACGACGCCGCCAGCGCCGTTGACGCGATAGCGAATGCTCGTGAGATGATCCCACGACATGAGGCGAAACGCCGAACCAGTGAACGACAACCCCCATTGGCCGGAAGCGGGCCCAAGCTGCGCCCCTGCAATCTGGTCGACTATCACACCATTTCCGTCGCTAAGGCACAGGGCGCGGGCTGGTAGATCAACAGTGGCTCGACCAATCGACCCTGGTTGAATCGGATTCGGGCCGTTGAAAAGGATAGTCGCCGCCTCTTGCGCGTCTTCGTGGTACTGAACCGGCTTGAATCCTCGGAAATAAGGCTGACCGTCGGCCTTGTCGATCGTGCAACCTTGGCGGCCAAATGTACCGATGTCCCGTTTTCCGATTACCCCGCCAGTGTTGTTCCAACTTGCCGTCTCATCTTTCCCCGGATCAAGTCCGATGACGCCGTAGGCCGGGATTGGCTCATTTTCCATGTTGCGCACTGGCAACCAGCGAACCGCGGATTCCCACGAATCGAACTGGTTGACCGGCTGCGAGTTGACGGGAGTGATGGGCATGGCTACGGCTTCTTTCCAGGCATGAAGTTCGCGACGGCGGGGGCTTCTTTCTTCCCGTCAAATTGTGCTATCAGATTTTCGAAGTGTCGCGCCCGCTCGTCGCGCCGCTTCTGCTCATACGTCGGTACGTTTGTGCTCGTCTCCACGTTCCTGGCTGCTGTTGTCGCCGCCGTTCCGTCTTCCGAAATCACCCACGAAACCTGAGTGATTGCGGCGTCGGGGGAAATCGGCACCAGCCCCGCGTAGCTTCGGCTTCCCGGCGTCTGGATGAAGTATTTTTCAACCGCCTGGCGAACGTAGAAGCTGGCCTGTTCCCGAAATTCGGTCTTGTTCGTTTTCCACGCGGGCGGATTCGCCGAAAAATCGACGTAGGCTTTCGCTGCGATATCGTCCCGCTCGACGTACTGGATCAGCTTGGGGATTTTTTTGGCGCGCCCTTGCGGTGGATCGGTGAACACCTCTTCCCGCCGATGCCAAGCAAATGTCTCGCTATCGCGAAACGATACGGCCACTCGCAGGTAAATCCAGGCGGGACCGATCAAGGTGGCCGCTGGGTCTGCGAAGTTGCGGGCAGGCTGGCCGTTGGCGTTCACGTACTGATAGACCGGCTCAGAGAAGATCACCAGCCCGCGTTCCGAGTCGATCGAGAAGCCGCCCGAATAGATGATCTTCTTTCCCTTAGCGGTGTCGATTACGTCCGGCCGCTTATCGGGATCGCCATTTAAGTCGCTTGGGTTCTGGTCGTACCACGTCCCCCACACCACAGCCGGTTTCGGTTCTTCGGCGCGAAAGGGAGTCTTTGGCGTCACCTCCACGCGCACCGTGTTGAGCGGTAGCATCCGTTCTAGGATGCCGATTTCTGCCGGTTCGTTTACTGGACTGGTAATCTTGATGGGGAGTTTGGGGCGGTAGTATCGCCAGATGCACTTCCGCGCCAATTTGCGGTGCTTCTCTTCGACGTTGAACAGCCCTTCAGGGTCTTCCTTCGACCAGCCGTTCGCGGGCTTGTAGGGCAGCTTTTCCAGTGCCAAAATTTCCCCGTCTTCGCCTTCCCCGACAGGTTCTAGCGGGATATCCCATTCGACTTGCGTTTTCCCGCCCATGAAGCGGATTTCGTCGGGGACTTCTGGCGGGTCAAACTTCACGTTGTCAGCCAGGCCGTCGGCTTCGATCGGTGGAAGCTGGGCGCCGTGGCCGACCGGCGCGACCGTCACGAAATCGGTAATGGGGTCGTAGGAAATCCGACAGCCAAGGATATCGCACAGCGACCCGAGAGCCGTGGCCGGAGTTTCATCCCAGTCGACGTATGGGTAGGTTTTGTTCGGCACGTTGATGAGTCGAAACCGCGTTTCGTTCATCGCCTTGAAGAGGATTTTCAGCAACTCTTCCGGCGTCTTGCGGTTTGTCGCCCATGCTTCGTTATTGCCGACCCACCAGTTATAGACGCCGCGCACTCGGCCAAATTTCCACTTCCAACGGCGGTCCAAGAGCGTCACGACAGACACGCGGCGGCCGTCGGTCCCCGTATCTTGCGCGATTTCAGCGAAGCGGCATTCAGGGAACGTGATGCGCCGCGAACCGTAATACATCGTGAACGTCCCGCGCTGGGCAGGCGGGGACGATAGCGGCGCGCAGACGAGTTGAATCGTCGAAGGGGTAATCGAGCCAGTGACCGTGACGGACGCCGACAGCACCATTTCGGGCGGGATGTTCGCGTAGGTGGCGTAGGCTTGTGGGGCGTTCATGCTGTTCCCTTATCACACCCGCCGAACGTCGATGAAGTCCACACCCATGGCCGCCTCGCGTGAAGTGTAGCGGAAGCGTCGCGCGAACTCGCCCGTCAAGTAAGTCGATGTGCTGACGATCTTGTTCGGATCATTCACAGTGGCCTCATCGCCATAGATGTCGACCGCCACCGCCACCGATTTGGCAACCAGGGATTGGGCGAAGTCGAGCAAGGCGGGGCCTGAGACAACCACCGAACCGATTTTTCCCCACGTTCCGCCCGAACTGTAGGCCGTGTAGCCGGACGAATTGACGCCGGCCAGCGTGAACGTGTCGGTAGTCACGGCGGAAATCGTGAATTCCCGCTGGTTCAACTCGGTCATTCCGACCACGCCGCCGATGCGAACCACGTCGCCCACTGCTAGCCCGTGGGCGGCCGACGTGATAACGCAAGGGTTTGCCGCGCTCGCGCCGGTAATCGTGCCCTTCTTGCCGATCGTCCCCGTCGAATTCCAAATTACCGTCCCGCCGCTGGCAACCAGGGTTGTGAGATTGCCCGCGCCGTCGAACGTGGCCGCCCCTGCTGTCTGATTCAGCGAGGTAGCTCCGCAATGGGCGAGCAAAGCCCCGCCGCTCTTGGTGACGGTTCCCAGCGTCGCGCCTTCTCCGACCTCCACTTGGGCATCCGTGTCCACCGTCCCCAGCGATGACATGCGCAGGGTGGCAACCGTGGCCGACTGGTTGAGGAAATAGCCGATCCCAACATTTCCTTTGAGCACGTCGACCGTGTTGGCCGCATTGGTCCCGCGCCAGCACAGCGACGGCGCAGAAGATTCCTCCGGGGCAGCCACGTTGGTCAGGTAACACGTCAAAACGGTTTGCTTGTCGCCCGTGTTGAAGCGGAGCAAGTCCGATCCCGCCCCGACGCCTTGCCCCACGTCGATAAAGATGGAGGAAGCCGACCCGTCGCCATCGGTCCCAATCCGCAATTCGGTGTCACGGTATTCGTAGTAGCCTAGCGGGTTGTACCTCGGGAGCCCGATTTGTCCTGTGAAGGACGCACGAACGATGATTCCGGCTGGCGTCGTCGAAGCGTTCGAAAGCCCGAATTTACAATCCACGTCCGAGTTTTCGAAAACCAACGTTTCATTGTCTACCGGGGCGGTTCCAGCCGACCAGTTGGCCGCCGTCGTGAACCAGTTCGGGCCGCTCGGGGTAGTGCTGGTAGTCGTTGTGTAAGTCTGCGTTGCCCCGCCCGTGAGGCTCGCCCCGCTGCCGGTCATTTCGACCACGTTGGTAGCCGCCAAGGCCCCTTGGAAAGTCACCGTCCATGGGCCGCCCGCGTCGCCATCTACCGCCACATCTCCAGAACCAATGTTCGAAAGAGCTTCGAGGGCCGTTTTCACCGTCGCCGCGCTGGCGTTGTAGGCGATGCCAGACGTGGTTTGGCCGTCGTATGTGAGCGTGAATGTCCCGCCCGCTGGAGATCCGGTTAGCGTCACTTCCTGTTGTTCGTTGATCGAGCCGGACGCGCCATCGCGAACCGTGTCGAACGTCCCGGAAACGACTCCATCTTGGGACAAGTATTCGATGGCGGGCATGTCGGTCCCGGCCTTGGACGAAATAAACTCGACCGTGTAATCGTAGCCGGTCGTAGCGTCTCCGGTGCGAGTGACCGAGACGTTTCCAGAGCCGACAGACGATAGCGACTCAATGGCCGCTTGCAGCGCGGCCGCGCTCGACGGCATGTAGAGGTAGGACGACCACGAAACGTCCCCAGTTAGGCGGAACTTCGTGTTGACGCCAAACGCCGCCCCGGTGACGTTAAGTAGTTCTTGAATTTCGTTAATGGCCCCCGAGCCGACGCCGTCCACGATGGTTTCCACCGTGACCGTATACGCGCCGCCGTTCGTGGTCCCCGTCGAAATCGTGACCGGCGTTCCGTCTTCCGGCCCCGTGGCGACAACGTACGTATCGTCATCGCTGGCCGCAAACGTCAGTTCGTTGAACTCGGGGTGGACTTCCTTGGCCGCCGTGAGGGCTTCGACCAGATCGGCCACGAGCGTTGACACCGAACCAGAAGACGCCGTAACGGCAATCGACTTGCCATTGATCGTGGTCGTAAAGATGTCGCCCGGCTCGGGAGCGGCCGGCGTGAGGTGGTACACGCCCGCGGTCTTTTTTGCGCCACCCTGCCAGATGTTGTAAGTCGGCATATTTCAAAATCCTCTAGAAAGTCGTTCGTTTATGCGTCGTCGCCGCTCGTTTTTGAGTCTTTCTTGATCGTCGTTTAGGTACTCAACTCGCCCACCGATTTGGCCGACCGACCAGCGGATAGGCGGATTCAAATTCCCATTGCCACGAAATCGGGTATTCGACGTAGCCCGTCCCGATGCGCTTCGGACTTCCGCGCGTGACCACCGGATTCGCATTTACCAAGGCTTCCGGCCAAAGCGGGGCGGGTACGCTCGGGTAGGCGTAGATTCCCACCGCCTGCCCCTTCTGTGACCCGCGAAAAACCGTGTTTCGTCGCACCTGCTGTTTGACCGGCAAGCCAACCAGCGTTTCGAGGTGGGCGAAGCGAGCCCCGCCGCCCGATACGTCGACCGTCTCTTGGAACGACTTCACCAGCGTCGTGACGTTCGAAGCGTCGACCGGGACCGTGGCCGCAAGCACTACGGTATAGGTGCGGAACGTGACTCCCTGCGCCCCGTTGCCATCCAGGAAGTGCGGCGGCTTGACGATCTTGGTCCCTCCGATGGTGGAGGCGGCCAGGAGGTTGTGAGCCGTCTCCCCACCGCCCGGTTGCAGCATCTTCAAGTCGAGCCCTTCGACCGAGAAGAAGTCTTCCACCTCTTCGGTAAGCCGCTTGATTTCCCCGCGCGCGGCCGCCGCCGTCGCCTTCTGGGATCGCAGCCAACCTTGGATCGTCCAGGTTTCCTCATAGGCCCAGATCGTGTCGGCGTCGGTGCGCAGTGATTGCCGATCAATCGAGAAGGCGCATTCGCCGCTCGGCCGTTTGTTGCGACCATATTGGAGGATCATGGGGAGGCCCCTGCGAGAGCGGTGGAGGCTCGCTTGCCGCGTTCACCGGCAGCTTGCGCCGTCATCCGTTTATCAGTTTCCTTGGCAATCAAGTCCAACAGTTTCGCGTCCCGCCGATCTAGCTCGGCTGTGATTTGATTGCCGATTTGTCGAGCCAAGTTTTCGTCGTCGGTTTCCAGCTTCAGCACCAAATCCCGCTTCACCTTCAACTCGGCTTCGAGCTTGGCAACCATGTCCTTGGACGCCGTGACGGTCTTTTGCTCGCCTCCGAAGAGAGCGCCGCCGCCCGCCGCTTGCCCGCGCCGCTTCAATTCGTCTTCAACCTGCTTGCGAATATCCGCCCCGCCGAACTGGGTGAGTTGTTGCAGTTCATCCGCTCGCAGTCCCGCCGCGCCTCCTTGCTGCAAGCGGCCAGCGAGCCCCAAGATTCGCTGCTGTTGCGGCTGGTTGAGCGCTCCGAACTTGGCGAGCCCCGATGTCTGGGCCTGTTCAGCCGCCGCCGCTTCGGTCTTACGCAAGCGGATTTCCTCTTGGATCGAAGCGACCGATTGCCGCGCCGTTTCGATTCGGGCCGCCGACTCTTCCTGTTGGAGCGTCATCCGTTCGCGGTAGGCGTCGACGATTTGGGATTCAATCTCCGCCACTCGCTGGGCCGCCGCCGCTCGTTTTTCTTCGGTGGTCGCGCCAGCTTCGGCAGACATGGCCGCCGACCGTTTCCCCCGCAAATCCTCAAACACCGAGATTTGCTGTTGCATCGCGAACCGCTGGCCCGCACCAGCCGACATTTCCAGTTGCGAGCGGCGGCCCCGATTCAGCAACCCTTGACGCTGAGCCAGTGCGATTCGATCCCCGGTCGTCTCGGCGTCGATTCCGGCCATGTCGAGCCCGAAAGCCGCCGCCCCGAACTGGTCGGATTGACGACCGGCCAGCCGTTGCAGACCACGGGCCCCCAGCGTTCCCGCGATTTCCCGCTTGATTCTTGCGTTCTCAGCGTCCACCGCTTGGCGTCTGGCTTCGGCCTCAACCTGAATTCGGGCCACTTCCTCCCGTCGCAGAATCGCTTCCTGTTCCGCGTTCCGGGACTTTTGCCGCCGATCCGTTTCCTTGTTCGAGGCGGCCAAGTCCTGATAGGGGGACAGGTACGAATTGTTCGGCAAGAATCCCGCCGCGCCCGTGATCTTGCCAGCCAGCCCCGTGGCCGCCCGGTCGCGGAATCCGCCCACCTGCGCGTCCGGCGCGAACCGCGACGACTCAAACGCCGTGTATCCCAGTGCGGCCAGTGCGAGCCCCAACACGGCGATGCCGCCGGGGCCAGCCGACGCCGACCCCAGCCCGCCAAGCCCTTGGATTCCGCCCGCCGCTCCGACCGCGCCGCCCGCGTTTCCGGCCATCCCCGCGACGCCGCCCGCCGCGCCCGCGACATTCGCCGCCGCGCCACCTTGGGCAGCCAGTCGCGTGATGGCCATGTTTCCCAGAATCTTGGCGGCGTTGATCGACTCGGCGGTTTCCTTGTACGTGCGGACAGCCTTGTTCAGACTCATCCAGACTTCGACGCCGCCTTTCAGGATGTTGAAACCGGCTTCGATCTTCAGTAGTCCTTCGACTACCTTTTTCGTGTCTTCCTCACCGATCAACCCGAGATAGGCGAAGCCCTTGCCGAGTTTCGTCATCCCTTCGAGGTTCATAATGAACGCTTCTTTCAGTTCATTCTGACCTCGGAGAAGGGCTTGATTGGCCATCTTCCCAGCCTGCTCGGCTTGTCGCTCCGATTGAGCGCGGGCTTGGGCGGCTTGGGCGGCTTCCTTTTCCTGTTCTTTGACGATCTTGGCCGCTTCCTTGTCGGCGGCGGCCTTGGCCTTTTTTGCTTCGGCCTCGTCTTTGGCGTCTTGCCGCTCTTGCTCTTTCTTCGCGCGGGCCGCCTCGCGTTCTTCGGCCCGCTGAATCCTGGCCGCCTCACGCTGCGCCGCTGCCTTGGCGCGGGCCGCTTCCTTTTCTTCCTTGGCCTCTTGGGCTTGCTGTTCCCGTTTCTGCCGGGCCGCTTCGCGCTCTTCCGCGCGCGCGGTGCGCGCCGCTTCGCGTTCCGCCTTGGCCTTCTCGCGCGCGGCGTCTCGGTCGGCCTTGGCTTGCGAGCGGGCTTCCTGCTGGCGTTCCTTCTCGCGCTGCCGGATCGAAGCTTCTCGCTCGGCTTGCTCTTCCCTGGCAGCCTGCTTGCGTTCCTTGGCTTCCGCCGCCCGCATCCCGCGCGTGAAGGCGTCGACTTGCGTTCCGCCTTGGGCTTGGCGGCCGACCACCCTGGCCGAATTCACCAGGGCATCGGCTTGAGCCTTGGCGACGGATTGGGCGAATTGCCGAAGCGTCGCATCGTTGGCGGGATCGGATGCGAGCCGAATCGAGAAAACGACTTCTCGACCGCCGCCGCCTCCACCGCCTCCGCTCGCCTTCGTTAACATGGCCGGTCCTTTCGCCTGTTATCCGTCGCTCGCTGCCTGCTGTCGGCATCCCGCTAGCTGCTCATCGCTCGAACCAAGATTCCGCCAAGTTCCACTGCCAACCGTTTTGCGTCGTCTCGCTTTTCGAACTCCCGATGAATCCGGTCGAGAATCGCAAAGTTCTCGGCGGCCAGTTCGTCGACCTCCCCAACTCCGTTTCCGCCGCTTGCCTTCCACCGTCGAAACGCTCGCAAGCACTGTTGATTCACTGGCGTCAATTCCTTCTGTTTCGCCGTGTGAATCGTGCCCTTGGGACATGTCGAGCCATGCAGGCAGGGCGGTAACTTATCCTTCGAATACTCGACCGGCTTTTCAGTCTCGACCCCTTCGGCGTCTCGCACCTTGTACGTTTCCGGCTGGCCGGTTTCGAGGTTGTAAAGACGCTCGCAACAGTCTCGGCAGTCAATCGCCGCCGCGCCCGGATGCTCTAAGAGAAACCGGACGCCGTCGGCTAGTTTTTTTGCTGTTCCACCAGCGACGCGAGGCCAGCGGCGGAAGTTTCGGCCAGCAGTCCCGCGACGTAGTCGTTTTGTTCCTCTTCGCCTGCGTTTGGGGCCAGATCGGACGGGTAGTATCCGCCGATAATGCCGCGCATTTTGTTGAGCAAAACGGGATGCAATCGCCGGACGTTTTCGAACGTAATCGGCAACGGCTGGCCGTCCTTGTCCGCCTCCGACCATGACACCAGATGCTTCGAGACGGCCGCCGCGATAATGTGCGCGGCCTTCACGGAATCGGCCTTCTCAACTTGGCTCGTGACTTGCTCGTTTTGCTCCAGCAGCATCGGCCGGAACTTAAACGCGCACCCTTCGTGCTGGCGTTCCAGCGGAGCGACGTAGCCGTCTCGGGTGTAGCCGTCGAAGATCACATTGCGAGTCGTAATTCCTGTGCCTGTTCCTGCTCCCACGTTTCACCAATCCTTCCAAGCGTTCGCGGTTCGCGGTTTCGATAATTGCTACACGGGGGAACCAAGGGACCGCGAGCCCGTGGATTCCGCCGCGTGTAGCGTGTTTTGTTCGGCCATGTTCGGCCAGGGTTGTGGGCTGATTCGCCGACCCTGGCCGCCTATCAGGCCGTGGAGTCGTTCGTGACGGTCAGTTCCGCCGTCGAATCATCCGTCTTGCGGGCCGTGAAGTTGATGCGTCGCACCACTTCGCCGTTTCGATTCTGGATCACAACCGGCTCCACCGGCGCCGTAACCTTGGGCGTCGTGAACGTGATGGAGTAGTTTCCATTCGTGTAGACCCAAGTTGCCGCGACGCCGCCGACTGCGATTCCGTACAGTGCGGATTCGTCAGACCTGAATGGGAAGTCGGCCGAAATCGTTACCAGCCGATCTTGCTCGGGGAGGTTGATGCGCGTCTGCGAGTTGAAGAACCGATCCAGCATGAGGGCGTTATCGATCGACAACTCAAAATTGTCGAGCTTGTACGCCGTTCCGCCGATCGTCGCCACCAATTGATGGTGGAGGTACGGTTGCAATTGGGTAAGCGTCGCACCGATCGACGGGAACGACGCGCCGCCAGTTTCCGTGGTCCCCTGAACGTCGAGCGACAACGTCAGCTTTTGATTGCCGGCCGACGAACGGAAGGTAGCCCGGTTCACCTTGCAGCCGGCATACGTGTAGATGTCGGCCCCTTTGTCGATCGTTAAGTATCGCTCGGGGATAGTTTCGGCCAGGGGGAACGTGGTCCCGCTGGCGTTGCCGCCGAGAATCCACGGCAAGAGCACCACCAGTTCATCGGGGCGCGGCTCCAAGTCGAGATTGCCGCCCACGGTGTAAGTGCCTTCGACCGTCGAGACCGCTGGCCGCCCACGATAACCACGCATGGCGTCATCTTGCAGGTGCGTCTGATTCTTGCCGATGCCGCAAGACATGAACTGCAACTGCTGGTCGACGGTCGAAGTGGCTCCGATTCCGACCTTACGGGCATAGCCCATCGTAGGGTTTGCCATGGCTTGTTTCTCCGCTTATGGGTTGTGGTGGTCGGGGTCGGTTTACAAACCGCGCGCCCGCCGCGACGTGAATCGCAGTAGCAGCGCCTGAATGTCGAACTGGTATTGAAACGCCGTCGGGTCAAAGATCGGCCCCGATTCAATCGTGACGTTGAACACGGCTGCAACCGTCGCCAGCGGTGCTTGGCTGGCCGTCGGCTGAAACGCCTTAATCAGCGTTTCCCGGATCGTCAGCAATTCGTTGAGGTTGTCTGTCAGGTTGGAGTTGCTGGGCTGAATGACCGTGACTTGGACGCCATAGGCAATGTCGTCTTCGCCGTTGGTGGCCATCTCGATAAGTTCGCGCGTCGGGGAAATCACAATCCCGACTTGCGGAGACTTCACCCACGGCAACTTTTGGATTCTGGCTTGGCAGGGGTTCACCGAATCCACGGGGATCGTCAGCAACAGCGCGTCGACCGCGGATTTCACTCCCAAGAGGATGTCGTAGTAGAGGGCGTTCGCCATGGTCGGTTCACCGCTCGCCGATTTCTAAATCAGCGCCTCCACAAAGTCGGCCACGGCTTCTCCAGCCTCTTCGACCGCGTCATCATGCAGCCCTAGGAACTCACGCTGCGGAAGATTACGGGCGGGGTTTCCGTAGTTGTGCGCCCGCGCGTAGGGGACCACGTCCAAATCCACGCCGAGAATCATTCCATCCGGCTCATAGTGCGTCACCGATCCGACGCCGCCCGTGGAGGCTTCCAGCATCTTCCCCGTGTCGATCAACAGCGGGTGCCCGTCGCCGACTCGCTTGCGGGGCGGCCATGTCAGTCCGTCGGGGCTCGCCGTCGCTTCGTAGTTGTCGCGCACCGCCGACAGGCTGATAGGTCGCAACTTGTCGGCTAGGAGCGGTTGGAAGTCCGTCCCTTCGATGTCATCAAGAATCTTCAGGGAGTCGCGTTCGGCGTGTAGGGCGTCAATCGTGCGAGTGGTCATGGTTACGACACCTCCCGACGAATGGCGCAGTAGTAAACGGTTCCCAGCGTTTGCAAACTTGCCGAGACGACCGTAAACCGCAACTTTTCCTCGTCAATTACGACATCACCCGGTCGAATCTTGTGGCCCTTGAGTCGGTCGGTCCAAATCCGAACGGCGCAATCTTCGGGCTCAAGAACGGCGCCCATGGCCGCAAACATGGCCGCCTTGCGAAGCGGGCCGAAGAGCCCTTTGGCGCCCACGATCAAACCTTGGCAGTCGGTACGATCCGGGCCGGGCTGGATCGTGACGCTTTTCACGTCGTCGATCCCGCTCCAGTCGCTCGCGATGTCCGTCGCCAATGTCATGGAATGCCCTTAACCGTCAATTCCGAAGCTCGTTTCAGTTACCGAAACTCGGTCGCTACTTCGAACGGCCCTTGGAGCGCCGTAATCTGCTGGTTGATCTTGTCGAGCCGATCGACCAAGTCCGAGTATTTCACGGTTTGGCCGTCCACCGAGTAATCCGGCTTGCCCGCGTTGGCAGCCAGGGCGGTGAGAATCGCCGTTCTCGCCTGAATCAACAACGCCAAGTCCGATTCCGCACTCATGGCCTAGGCCGCCGCTTCGGGTTGCTGGGGGACCGTTTCGGCCACGTCGTCGGAAACTTGAACGATGTCGAGCGGATGTTCCGTCGCGGAGATCCCGTTGATTTCGAAGAATCGCAGCTTGGCCGCCGACACGTCGACCGCCGCCACCACCGCCGACCGATGGGCGATGGGCGTCGGACAGTTGAGCGTCAATTGGAATTTCTTGGCGGCGGCGGGCGGCGTCTCGGCTTGCATCGCCTGCGGTTCGCCCACTTGGTCGCTCGCTGATTTCTTGGCCATCGCGGTGGCTCCTACTTGGATGAAAGGCGTCTAAGAAAAATGGGCGGCCACTGCTGACCGCCCATGTCGGGTTCAACGGACGGGCCGAAGCCGTAGCGATTGACTCGCTACGAATTATCAGGCCGTTGACTTCACCAAAGCCCGCGGCTCTTGGACGCTGAACGCGCCCCGCTCGCTGGCCTTGTACTGCTGGACGATGTCGTTTTCGAATTCTTTCTGAGAATTCGTCGGGGCCTGAACCACCGTCATCGGCCAATTTTCCATGTACTTGACAGCTCGCGACACATCGCCCAAGAACCACGAAGTGTCGGTCCCCAGCCGGTCAGCCAGCAGTTGACTCGACATGATTTCGTAGTTGTCGATCGGGTTCGGGGCCTCGGTGCGCGTCGGGTTGTTGCTGGTGGCAAAGCCCGGAGTCGTCACCTGCACCGTGGTCGCGCGCGTCACGCGGCGAGCGGTGTACAGCAGTTGCCGAGTCACGATCAAGTGGCGCGGCATAATCATAATCGGCTCGCCGGTCCACGGATCACGCATGGCCGCCAAGAGTTGTTCGGCTGCGTCCACGTCTGTCCAGTCGACCAGGGCGTTCGTGGCCTGGATGTTCACCCACGGCGTCGAAGCTTGGAACGTGGCGTAGCTGGTACCCTTCCAGTTGTAGCGGTGCGTCGTGACGTTCTCGTCAATCACCGCGTCGATGGCCCGCTTTTCCTTGTTGATGCCCAGCCAATGGCCGACTTCGCCAGCCCGCTGGAGGATCAACCCGGTACGGTCGAAGAAGATCGCTTCGCGCGTCACGGGGACGATCAAACCACGCTTGACGGTTTGCGGGGTTTGAATCCAGTCTTCGTTGATGCCGACGGTCGGGTAGGCTTCGTTTTCGCCCACCACTTCGGCCTTGTCGCCGATGCGCCCCATGCCAGCGATTTTCTCGCCGTTGAACTGCGTCGGGACGGTCGGAATCATCCCCGAGAAGACGAACTGCTCATCCTGGTAGGCGTTCAGGATGGTGTTGTAGATGATTTGGCCCGTGATGTTCGAGAATGCCGAAGTCTCGACCGCGCCCGCTTCGACCAGGGCCGTGAGGCTCGGGGCCGATTCGCGGAGTTGCGGCGCCCAGGCGTCAGCCAACTCGCGACCAACCGGCGCGCCCGTCGCCGGGTCGGAAACAAAGTTCTCAAACAGTTGGCGAATCGAAAAGTCTTCGCCTTTCAGTTCGCCTTTTTGCAAGGCTTCGCGCAAGTCGCCGAAGAAGCGGGCTTCCTGCTTGTCTTTTCGAGCGGCCTCCCACAGTCGCCGCATGGGCTGGATTTTCACGGGCATGGTCGTTTTCCTTGGTCCTAGTGGTGACTGATTGGGAAGCAAGCGGGCTCAAACTTGGCCCACGTTGCCGCTTGTTTCGGGTGACGATTAGGCGCGGATAGAGTACGCCGACAGGTAATCGACGTTGACCGTCTCGGCATTCGAGCCGCCCGCCTTGGCGTACACGAAAACCTGCATCTCGGTCGCGTTGGCGTAGGTCGTCGTGATCTTGTAGACGTGCACGCCGTCGATGAAGAACGAGACTTCAACTTGGGTGCTCGAAATCGCGTAGATTTCGATGCGGAACGTCTTGTAGGACGAACCGCCCGCGGTTTCGGCTTTCTTCGTGAGGCTGTTGGTTGCCGTCAGTTCGGC